AAATGAAAGGCTCTCCTTACCATATGTCTAATGAATTAAAGTATGGTGGACCAGTAATCGATCAAATGCAAACTTTATCACAAGCTAGCGCTAATAAAGTGCTTAGACACATGAAAAAATAATAAAAATGGCAGTAATATACTCATACCCAATAAAAGCAGTTCCAGAAGATAATGATTTAATATTAATATCTGACGGAGCAGACAATTTAACTAAGCAAATAAGAGTTTCTTCTCTACCAGGAGGATCTTCAGGTAATTTTGTAGCGCAACCTATTGGATATGATGTAATAATGCCGCCAGTAGTAGGTACAGCTGGACAAGTTCTAGCGTTACCAACTCCATTAGGCAGTTCTCCTTACCAATTAGTATGGGTGGACAACTCCGGCAGTACTCCACCTGCTTGTAATGTAACTATAGCTAAGCAAGTTCAAGACGCTTCTACTAATCTTTCTTCTGATGGTCAAGCTACTTTAACTATATCAAATGGAACAGCTCCTTTTGATGTAACAATAACTTCAACATCGGATACTTTTGCAAAAACCAACCAAAATTCTCCAGTAGTATTTACAGATTTACCAGCTGCAACATATTTCATTAGTGGACAAGATGCTGATGATTGCCCATTAACGGGTGATTTTACTGTTGGTTCTACTGTTACTTGTAGTGTTGTAGCTTCTGCGGTAGTAACAGACGCTTCTTCTCCAAATCAAGATAATGGAAGTGTTTCAATAACAATGTCTGGTGGAACTGCACCTTATGCAGTGCAGATTGACAACATTATAACAAGTCAATCTTTTGGTCCTCTAACTGGTAATCCAAATCCAGCAGTGTTTAACAATCTACCAGGCAACACGACATGGGAAATATTAGGAGGTGACGCTTTAAATTGCCCACCAGTAAGTCCTAACTTTACTGTTGATGCAACTCCATGTACTTTAGAAATAGCTTCAGTAGTTGCAACTCCTGAAACAGGCATAGGATCAAATGATGGTACTATTACTGTTAACTTTTCTGGTGGCACTTCAGACTTTCTTGTTCTTCTAACAAATAGTGATGGGTTTTCACTGCCACCAACAACAGTACAATCAACCCCAGCTATTATTACAGGGTTAAAGCCAGACACTTGGAGCATTCTTGTAACAGACGCTGTATTATGTACCGCTGGTGCAGAAGCGATAGTAGGTCCATATCAGGCTGGATGCAATATACAAGTATCAAGCTCAACTACTGATGAATCAACAGTAGGTCAAGACGATGGAGCAGTTACTATGGAAGTAATTGGAGGATCACTTAATTTTGATTTAACTTTTACTAACAGCACTACAACAGATTCTTTTCCAGTTACAGCAACAACTAACCCGTTTACTGTAAATAATTTAGAACCGGGTAACTACACTGTCACAGGTACTGATGTTAATGAATGTAATATAAACGATGCGTTTGTAATAAACGAAGGAGCAACAGCGTGTGATTTAAAGGTAACTATAACTACAACAAGCGCTGTAGGTAGTGGGCAAAATGGAGAAGTTGATATAGTAGTACAAAATGGTACTGGTGAATACACTGTTATTATAACTGATTCGGGAGGAGGATCTCAAAATGATTCTAGAACTGATGGAATATTTAAGTTTACAGGTCTAGAACCAGGAACTTATACAGTAACTGGTCAAGACGAGTCAACACCTACTCCATGTCCTATAAATGATTCATTTATAATATCTTCAGTTGAGTGCGATGTTAAAGTTACTGTAACAACAACAAACCAAACAGCTACTGACGATGGTAAAGCTAACGTTTCTATTGGTAATGGTCTTGCTAATTTCCAAGTTGAGTTCACTAGCCCAACAAACAATACTATTAGCGGCATAGAAACATCTTCTTCTTTTGTCCAAGTTTTAAATCCAGGAGAGTGGAGTTTGAAAGTAACGGATGCTAATGGATGTGAAGACACCGCGAGCTTTACTATATTACCTTACACAGATCCTTGTAGTGGGTTTTCAGTATCAGGCGTAGCAACTGGAGAAACAGCAGAGGATGCTGATGATGGAACTTTTACATTAACAGTAGACTCTGGCGGAGCCGCTCTTTACAGTGTTACAATAACTGGAGATGGAACACAAACACAAACAAACCAGCAATCTCCAATAACTTTTACAGGATTATCTGTTGGTAATTGGACTTATGTAATTACAGATGCCAATGACTGTACTTTAAATGGCACTTTTGAAATTACTGAATATGTTAATCCTTGTAATATTACCACAACGATAACTACTACAGATGAAACATTTCAAGGGTTAAACGATGGCTCAGCTAATATAAAATTAAGTGGAGGAGCTACAGAATATCAAGTAACAATAACATTTGGATCAGCCACTTACGTTAAGAATGGTACCAACGGTCAGACTCAATTTGATTTTCCTGATTTAGCGCCAGGTACTTGGTCTGTAACTGTTAAAGATTCTGATGATTGCGAAGATATAGATCAGTTTACTATTAATGCTGGTGCATCACAAAGTGTTACCGTTGATTCAACAACAATAACTGCTGATTCAACAACAACAACTGCTGATGCAACATAAGTAATAAAAAATTAAAAACAAACAAACAAAAATAAAAAATAATGTCACAAACAATAATAAACGTAGGAGCAAACGCAAATGATGGAACCGGTGATCCACTAAGAACAGCATTTATAGATTGTAACTCTAATTTTACTGAGTTATACTCAAGAACACCTGGTTTTAGCCCAACCCCATTATCTATGTCAAATGAAACTAATGTAGGAACAGACTACAATACTTATATGCTAACTGTTTCAGATAGTTTTTCTATATTTGATAGGTGTAAAGTATATGTTGATAGTTTAGGTGGTGAAGCTCCTTTTATACAAGTTGGTGTTTATGCAAATGCTTATGGAAATGTAGAACGTGGACTAGATGCTTTCAAAAGTACTAACCCCTCTCCTTTAGTTTTAAAACTTTTAAATATTTTCTCACTTAGTCAACCGGTTATACAAACAGGGATAGTTGAACTAGTTCCATCTAATCCTGAAGCCGATTGTGTAATTGATGAAGGACAAAATATAGTTGTAGTTACTTCACTTAACGGACAAGTTTCATTATTAGGACACAATAAAGGATTTAATCCAATGAATGGTATGTTTCTTCAAGGAGGACAGGCAGCACTTTCAGAGGATATATCTGAGAAACTTTCAGAGGCAAGTGAAGCTTACACGGTACCTTCAGTACAATTTTACAAGAAATCTTCTAATGCTCCATCTGGACCTGAACAATCTGGACCTGAACAATCTGGACCTGAACAACCTCCTCTTGAGGGTTAATTAGCTGTAGATATATTTAATATTATGTAATAGTATATATATGAACTATTACGATGACACAAACCCATTAATACTTGAACAATCAACCTCACTAGACCCATATATACTTGGATTCGCTTTGGGCGCTTTGTTCATTTTATTAATACACAAATACATATACAATAACCAATAAACAAAAAACCATGACGTTTTTATATACCCGCACCAATACGTGGAATAGTGCGCCACAACCAACAGAAGAAACCATTAAGTACTGGAAACATATTTCACAGAAGAAAAACTGGAGAATAGTTCAATTACCTAATGGGTTTTTACAAACCGAATATAAATCTATCGAATCAGAAGACTGGATCGATGTTACCAGAAGAGAAACAATAGCTGGAGCAGAACAAGCAATAGATGCTTCTATTGAGCATTATGCTAAAAAGCTAGAGTTTACCAAAGGACCGAAAGTAGTTAAAACCTTCGAGTAAATATTCAAAATCAATCATATCAAATTATATTAAATGCAAGAATTAAAGTTAGTTAAAAATCTGGCTTTTGGTGATAGTGCCAGAAGTCAGATATTAACTGGGGTTGAGAAACTTACTAACGCAGTAGGATCAACCTTAGGGGCAAGTGGTAAATGTGTTATACTAGAAGATAGTAATGGCGCACCACAAATAACAAAAGATGGAGTAACAGTTGCAAATAGCATAACGTTGCAAGACCCATTAGAAAACATCGGAGCTACGCTTATTAAACAAGCAGCTCAAAGAACAGTATCAGATGCTGGTGATGGCACAACTACAGCTACAGTATTAGCTAAAGCCATACTAGACCAAGCTACAGAGCATTCACTACTAAGTGAAACAAGAGAAATGAAGCTAGGTATTGATTCAGGTGTTGATAAAGTTATAAAGTATTTAAATAAAAAGTCTAAAAAGGTTACTGGCAAAAAAATTGACCAAGTAGCTACTATATCTGCTAACAATGATAAAGAGTTAGGTAAAGTTATAGGTGAAGCATTTAGATTAGTAGACGAGACAGGTGTTGTTATGATGGAAACAAATGAACAGCCTGAAACTGTAGTAGAGTTAATAGAAGGTGTTCAGTATGACCAAGCGTTAAAGAACAACCATTTTATTACTAATAAAGAAAAAGGAACAGCTGAACTAGATAATCCTTTGGTTTTGATAGTTGAATCAATTGTTTCTAATGTTAGAAAAATACAATCAGTTCTTGAGTACGTTATTAAAAATGGTAAGAGTTTACTTATCATTGCAGATGTTGACCAACAAGTAGTTTCCGCGCTGGCCATGAATAAATCCAAAGGCAATATAAAAGTCAACATTGTAGATGCACCAGTATACGGAATCAGCAAAAAAGACGTATTATCCGATCTATGTGCTGTGACTGGTGCTACGCTTATTAACGAAGACTTGGGAGATGATATGGATATTATACAACCTGAGCATTTAGGTTCATGTATTAAATCTGTAACTAATCACGAAGAAACAATATTACAAGTTGATTTAACCGACAATAAGGAAGTTAAAGAAACTATTGCTTTGTTAGAAAAAAATATAAAAGAAACTAAAAACCCTAATATTATAATTAGACTAGAGAAACGATTAGCTAAATTAAAAGCTAAAGTTGCTACAGTTAAAGTTGGGGCAAACTCAGAGATAGAATTAAAAGAGAAGAGAGATAGAGTTGAAGATGCTATTTGTGCTACAAAAGCCGCGATTAAAGAAGGTATAGTACCAGGTGGTGGTATAGCTTTATTAAACGCTAGCTTTAATTTAAAACCAACCTGTATAGGGGAAGAAGTATTATACCAAGCTATAAGAAGACCTTATGAATTAATATTAAAAAATGCAGGGGTTGAAGAATTAAAAAAGCTTGAAGAGGGTAAAGGATTAGATGTGGTTACAGGAAACACGGTGGATATGGTAAAAGCCGGAATTATAGATCCTTTATTAGTTACTAAGAGTGCATTAGCTAACGCGGCTTCAGTAGCTACAACTATATTATCAACTGATTGTGTAATTAACAATGTAAGAGCATGAGAGCAATTGGTAAATATGTAGTAATTGAACCAATTAAAGAAGTTGATGTTCAAACAAAAGGCGGATTAATTCTAGCTGAAAAACAAAGAGAAGATGTTAGATATAGAAGAGCTAAGGTTTTAGAACCTGGCTCTGATGTATCTGTATTAAAGAAAGGTGATGAAGTCTATTACGACAAGGCAGCTGGATTTAATATTGAAATAAAAAAAGAAGAATATAAGGTTATTAAAGAGCATGATGTAGTTATTATTCTATGAAAAAGTTAACTTCTAGTGATTTAAAAGAACTAGGTTTGCTTAAACATTATAGAATAATTAGGAAGTGGGCTTGTAAAACTAATGACTTAAATGATGCAGATCTAGAGCTACTAATTTATTTAGATGCTATAGGTATGTTTACTAAAGATGATTTTAAAAAAGGTACGTACTCATTTAGCTGGGATAACAGGCGCTGGAACAGATTATTGAAACAAGGGTGGATCGTAGTGTGGCGGAAAAGAAACCACACCACTCAAAAATATCATATATATAAAGTATCCTATAAGTGCAAGCAGCTAATTAGTAGAATGTATCGTATCATACTAGGTGAAGAAGACATGCCTACAACTAAATTAGAAGGTAGCAATAGATATAGTTACAAAGTAATAACTAGGTCAATAAACTACGTAAATAAAGATAAAACAAGATAATATGGCATTTAAATTAAAGTCACCGTTTCACGTAACACAAGTAGAGCAAAGTCTTAAAAAAGGAGGCGTTGTTGGTCAAGGATCAAACAGCAGTGTTGTTCTAGGATTGACAAATACTGACATAGCTAGTGTAGAAGGAACTCAAACAGTAAGTCCTGAACCTAACAACGAGTCTGTAGATAACTTAGTTAAAAAAACAGAAGAAGGAGTACCTTTAGGATTAAACCCTAAACAAGAAGCTAGGTTTAAGACAAGAAAATACAAGAAAGGTTTAAGAGATGATGCTAGATTTGATAGACAAACAGAGAAAGCTGAAAGAATTTACGAAAGAAATCAGTTTGAAAATTTAGATGGCGAATATAGAAATCCTGAAGAAGCCGCCGGTATAAAAAGTGACAGAGCTGAAAAAGAACTAGAACAAAACCAAATGCAAAAAATATTAGAATCTAATTTACCGTTGGCAGAAAGAGAAAAAAAAATAAACGAAGTTAGATCTAAAAGTAAATTTTACAATGATAAGATTTTAAGTGATAAAGAAGAAAAATCACAACCAAAAGATAATCTTGTGATGAGAAATAAAGAAGAAGAATTTAAAAATCCACTCTTACAAATGAAAGGAAAACCAAATAGAGCAGGTACACCTGTAAGGATGTTAAAGTCTATGGAAGACAAAACACCAATGAAATATAAATCTGTTAGAAAAGCAGGTAGAGAAAACTTAATGTCAGCTTTAGCTAAGCAAGGCGAACCAATAGATGTTAAAAAAGTAATTAAAAAAGTTGCTTACAACATGATTGGTGGTCCAGGAATAGATGCAATATCAAGAATAGTTAAAGATAAAAAAGAACCAGTTAAAAAACCTGTAGATACTAGTTTTAAAACAACGCCTGAAACTAATTTTAAATCTACTAAGCCAGGCGCAAGTAATCAACCAAGCAGAGTAACTGTAGGTGATAGAGCTAAAGAAAGTGTTAAAAAAGCTGTCAAGCTTGGTTTAGCAGGAGGAGGTTTGAAATTATGAGTAGCCCACTAAACTTTAACCCTTTTGGCGTTTTAAAAGGAGCTACAAAAGCTTTTGTCAATAGAAAAGAATATGGCGGAGGCTTAAAAGGAATGGCTAAAGCAGGTGTAGCACAGGCAACTGGAGAACACGAAGATAACAAGTTAGATTCAATCAACGAAAAACTAGACACTTTAGTAAGTTCAATGGGTGGAGAAGAAGATAGTATACCTAATCCGGCTCAAGATCCGGCTTTATCAGCTCCAGCGCCTTTTACTCCAGCAACACCATTAAACTTTAAAGAATTCATGACAACACCTCAACAAGCTCCATCTAGCAATGGTACCGGTAGTGCTAATGCTGTTTTTGGAGACGTTAGGCCAATGTCAGTATCAGATCCTAACATAGACACTAAAGGATCTTTATTTAACAAAAATCAACAAAACTTTTAACTATGCCAAGTCAAGGAGAATATCAAAAGCCAGCAGGAGTAGACATTAGTCCAGCTATGAAGCCTTTAGGAACAAGGATCATGAAATCAAACAATTCTGTTATAACACCTACGCTGGGTGGTATATCTAATTGTGAGTATAAAGGCAACCCAGTTCTTAACGCAAACAGATGATAGCAGGTGAAGATTTGAAGTTGTATTTACTAAATGCTTCTTCATTCACTTTAGCTAGTTTAAACTGGATAGAACCAGCTTTAGAAATACTATTGTTAGCTTTAACTATAGGATACACTATTCACAAATGGATGTTATTACATAAGAAAAAGAAATGAGAAGTATAAACGAAATTATAATACATTGCTCTGCTACTAGAGAAGGTCAAGACATACCAGTTGAAACAATAAAAGAGTGGCATGTAGACGGTAGAGGGTGGACAGATATAGGTTATCATTTTTATATAGAATTAGATGGTACTATTAAAAAAGGTAGAGATATAGATAAATCAGGCGCTCATTGCAAAGGGCACAATAGAAATTCAATAGGTGTATGTTATTGCGGAGGCGTAGAGGCTGATGGTAAGACACCAAAAGATACTAGAACAGAAATACAAAAAGAAAGTTTGTTACACGTCCTTAAAACGTTAATGGCGATGTATCCGCTTGCTACTATTTATTCACATAATGAGTTTGCTAATAAAGCATGCCCATCATTTGATGCAACTAAGGAATATGAAAATCTCTGAAAACACTGAGTTTAAAATTGATATAAAAACTGTAATTGCTATAATAATGTTTACTACTACAATAGTTGGTATGTATTACACTTTGCAAGAAGATATAGCAGAAGCTAAAACATTGCCACCTGTGGAAGTAACCCGTTTAGAATATGAGCTAAAAGAAAAATGGAACGAGGATATGATAATAGATTTGAAAGAAAGAGTTGATATGTTAGAACAAGTTGACGATGTTGTATTTGAAGAAATAGATGTTATATCCACTTTGATTAAAGATGGTACTGAAAATGACGGTAAACTAGAAGAATTAAATAAGCAGTTAGAAGCTTTAAAAAACAAAAAGCCTAGTACTAGGGTTATAGTTAAAGAAGTGAAAGTAGACAAGAAAGGTAGAAAACTATAATGAAAGAATTATTAGACTTAGTAAGAGAATTTGGATTATCGCTAGTTGTAGCTGTAGCTGCTTCATATGCTTTATACAAGTTTTTCTTTTTTAGCATTAGAGAAGTTAAAGCAACTTTTGAAAAAAGACATGAAACTATGGCTAAAAACATGGAAGATGTTAAAGTTGGTTTAGCAGAAATAAAGTCTGATCTAAAAGTACTAGTAGAGTTTTTAAAATCTTATAAAAAATAAATCATGGGTAAAATATCAGGACCTTGTAAAGCAGCAGCAAAAAAGAAATTTAAAGTATGGCCAAGTGCTTACGCTAGTGGCTGGGGAGTTAGGTGTACTAGTGCTGGTGGACCTAGTAAAATGGGTAAAGGTAATAGAAATAGAAAAAAATAATGCCTTTTAATTTAAGATATAAAAACGTACAATCTCCTTTAAACTGTTGGGAAGGTTATGAAAGAGTATCTGGTACTAGAAAAGGTAGTAAAGGTAGTTGTAAAAAATCTCCTCTTAATAAGCAAAAAGGTGGTGGTACTACTAAAACTTGCTTGCCTGCTTCTAAAATAAAAAGCTTATCATCTGAAAAGAAAAAAGAACTTGTTAATGCTAAAAAATCTTCAGGTGCTAGTGGCAAATATAAAAGATCATCTAAAACAAATGTAAAAGGCGCTCGTAAAAAAGGAGCTACACTTCGTGACTGGTTTGAAAAAGAAGACTGGAGAAGAGTTGATGATCCAAGTAAAAAATGTGGAGAATAAAATAAAAGCAATGAATAAATGCGGAAGAACAAAATCATCTCCTTTTAAATTAAGAAAAACTACCAAGGGAAAAGGTAGAACTTTTTTATCTACAGAAGAAGGCGCAGGTATGACTAAAAAGGGAGTCTCTGATTATAAAAAAGAAAACCCTGGTAGTAAATTAAAAACAGCAGTTACAAAATGTGATGTTAAAGTAGGCACTAAAGCTTATAAAAGACAAAAAGCATTTTGCAGTAGATCTAAAAGTTGGAATGGCGAAAGAGGTAGAGCTGCTAGAAAAAGATGGTGTTGTTCAAGATTTAATTAAAAATTATGGAATCAAAAGGTTTAGGAGACTCAATAGAAAAATTTACAACAGCTACTGGTATAAAAAAATTAGCAGATTCAATACCAGGTGGTTGTGGTTGTAACAAAAGAAAAAATATATTAAATAATTATTTTCCTTATAATAATAAATAATATGGCATTTAAATTAAGAAGTTCAGCTCCTATTAGAAAAGTAGACATGGAAGATGGTGTTTTAGGTAAAGCTAATAGAGATGGAACTATAGATATTAATAAAGATATTAAAGATCCTCAACAAGAAAAAGAAGTTGTAGAACATGAAAAGCTTCATTTAGATCAAATGGAAAGAGGTGATTTAGATTATGATGATAAAAATGTTTATTGGAAAGGCAAAACGTATCCAAGATCTAAAATGAAAGAAGGCGCTAAAAACCTGCCTTGGGAAAAAGAAGTGTATGATAAAACTAAAGAAGATAATAAAATGAATACAAACTTTAAATTAAAAGGACCTAGGGGACAATCAGAGCCAATGTCGGCATTGTCTAAAAGAGGATTGATTAAGGAAAAAACAATGAAAGTTAGAATAAAGCCTAGTAAAGAAGGTGAGTTATCTGACTATGCAAAAGACAGAGTTACTAAAACTAATAGAAAAGGAAAAGTAACTATAGAAGTACCTAAATCAGAAATGTGGAACGAGAAATCAAAGCTATTTGACAACGACTCTAAATCTTTTACTAGAAATGGCAAATCATACATAGATACAGTAGACCCAGCTGGACAATCCAGTGCTAAAGCTTTTAAAAAAGCAAGAAGAAGAGATAGACTAGTTAATGCTGGAGCAATGACTTTAGGCACTTTTTTGGTAGGTTCTACAATAGCTGGAGGTGGTAAAAGTAAATAAAATAATGGAGAAAAAAACATTTAAAGAAACTAAAGTAGGTGCTTTCTTAGCTAGCAAAGCTCCTAAAGTATTACAAGCTCTTGGAGATGTACTACCTAACCAAGGAACGCTTGGTGTAGTAAAAAACCTTATATCAAGTGATACTAAGATTAAAGCTATAGATAAAGAACAAGCTATGAAACTTATAGAACAAGATATAGCTGAAATGAAAGAAGTATCTAGTAGATGGAGATCAGATATGAAGTCTGATTCTTGGCTAAGTAAAAATACTAGACCATTAGCTTTAGTGTTCTTAACTGGATCAGCTGTTTTTATGATGGCTGTAGATTCTTTTCACTTACAATTTCAAGTTGATGAAGCTTGGATAAACTTATTAAAAACATTACTGGTAACAGTTTATGTAGCTTACTTCGGAAGTCGTGGTGCTGAAAAAATAACAAAAATAAATAAATAAAATGCCAAACGTATATAACACAAAAAATATTAGAGGACTAGAAGGTAATGAAAATGCCGAGCCTAGAATACTTGCTCATGACGCTCTTGACTTAGGCGCAAATATGATTTTTGAACAAAGAATTCCTAACACAGAAACAATAGGGTGCACGCTGTATGTAGGTGGTACTTTTGGTGCAATATTGGTGACTCTTGAAGGTAGTAAAGAGCCAATATTTTTTAGAGGTATAACAGCAGGTTCTTTTTTACCTATATTGATTATATCTGTAGAAGGGGTGTTTGATGAAAACGATAGTCCAATTACAGAATTTAGAGAAGGCGAACTAGTAGCTTTATATTAAAATATGAAGATTGGAATTGGGATACCAATCCCCTATTTATCTAATTTACCTGGGTCTTCAAGACCTGGAGGAGGAGGAGGAACACCTCCTGGCCCACCTAGCGTAACTCAAGTAGACAACTTATATTCATTTGAGTTTGATGGAACAACTTATATTGATGCTGGAAATATAACTGCATTAAATAGCTTGGGTGCTTTTTCAACGTCAACTTGGATTAATTATTCAGGAGTGCCAAGCACAAGTACACACATCTTTTTATCTGGAGGTAGTTCAGGAAGTAATAGATTTTATGTTCAATTATTAAGCTCTACCCAAATAAGATACGGTTCTGGTTCACTTTTTGACAATATATCAATATCAGCTATTAGTAGCGGAAGTTGGCATCATATTGTAACAGTACATAACGGAACATCTTTAGAAGTTTATTTAGACGGTATTAAACAAAATAGTTCTCCAGTTACTGTAGTAGCTCCAAACGCTAATATAGGTGATAGTTTTAAAATAGGCGAGTATTTTAGTGGTGCTTACTTTTGGAATGGCAAAATAGACGAAGTAGGAATTTTTGATGTAGCTTTAACACAACCACAAATTGAAAATATTTATAATGCTACAACTACAGGTAAAACAGCAGACTTGAGCTCTTTATCACCTGTGGCTTGGTATAGAATGGGAGATTAATTATGGCAACAAATTATATAGCACCAACCTGGAGAATGCCAGAAAACACTAACAAAGATAAACTTAGTAATTATAGTTTAGCTCTTGATGGAGAATCAGAATATGTAACTTTTCCACTAACTAATTTTAAAGGTGATGATGGAACAGTGTCTTACTCATTTTGGGCAAAACCTAACACTTATGGTGGAAGTACAAATTATGGTTATTTTCTTAGCGCTTCTACTAGAGGTGGTATATCTTATAGTGAAGGTGGTTTATCAACTGGATTAGTGCCTGGCGAGATTTATCTATACGATATGACAAATACTGGAGTTGTTGTAACTACTACTGGTTGTATATTAGACGAAAACACTTGGAACCACATTGTAATTGTTTTTAATACTGGAAACATAGTACAATTTTATAAAAATAATTCTCTAGTTAATACTTTAACAGGTATAACTTCTTATGTTTCTACTTGGAATACTATAGGTAGATGGACTGCAAATAATGCACATTATTTAAATGGTGCGCTTTCTTTATTTTCAATATTTGATTATGCAGTTTCACAAGAGCAAGTGAGTTATCTATACAACTTAAATAACCCAATGGCTATTACAGGTAAAAAACCTGTTGCGTATTGGTCTTTTGGTGATAATTCTAATCCAATAAGAACACAAGGGTATCCTAATCTTGCTGTTGAAGGTAATGTTTTTAATTTTAATGGAAGTACTCAAGCTATAGATTGTGGGTCAGGTAGTAAATTTAACATAGATCAAATAACTATTTCAAGTTGGGTTAAGTTCAACTCTGTGTCACCTGTTCTTCAGATTATTGGTGGAATTAGAAATACTAGTAATGGACTCATGCCTTATTTACTTAGCGCACAAAATAATTCAGGTACTAAATTTAGGTTTCTTATAAACCAATCATCAGACAATACATATAAAATTATATATTCCAACGATGATATAGTAGCAAATACTTGGTATCACGTAGTAGGCATTGCTGACGGTAGTAATATTAAAATGTATGTAAATGGATTTTTACAAACAGATCAAACAGCTTATGACGGCACTATTACTTCTCCAACTCAAAATTTTAATATAGGTAGACAACCGTCAAATCCTCTTTATTACTTAGGCGGTCAATTATCAAATATATCTGTTTTTAACACAGGATTACAAGAGTCAGACGTGGAAACTCTTTATAATAATGGTGCGCCTGGAGATATATCGTCATTAAGCCCTTTAGGTTGGTGGAAACTTAATGGCATTGAAGATATTCTTAATGGATCAAGTTGGACAATAAAAGATTACGGCTCTGGTAGTAATAATGGGACAAGTGTCGGTATTATGACTTCAGCAAATTTAGTTCAAAGCAATTTAAATAGCACAACTCCATATAGTAACTATAGTATTAAATTCAATGGAAGTACTCAATATTTTGGTGATGGTGATTTAAATGGTGGCGTTTTTAATGGAGCTACTAGTCTTAGTATTTCTCAATGGATGACTATTGACCCAGGCGAAACTACGTCTATAGGAGCAGCGAATTGGGAAGGCTCTGGAAAATACCAATATTTAACTAGATGGCGATCAGCAAGTGGAGGATTTGATTTTTATCTTAGAGTGTCTGCAGTTTCTACATTTGCAAGATTTACTACAACAATTACACCCGGTGCTTGGTATCACGTCGTGGGAACGTGGGATGGTTCAAATACTAGAATATATGTAAATGGAGTTGCTGGAACACCTATGACCGCTGCAGGCACATTAGACGTGTCAACAGGTGAAAATTTCATAGGAAAATATCTAAATAACCGTGCAGATGGGTTAATGTCAAATTTTGCTTATTGGTATAATAAAGAATTAACGCAGCAAGAAGTATTAGAAGTTTATAATAATGGAGTTACAACAAATTTAAATAATTTTTCTGGAGGAGCTCCTACTCGTTGGTATCCAATGGATGGAAAAAGTACTTACTTTAATGGATCTACTTTAACTATAAGAGATGTTATAAATAATGTAGATATGTTAGGATATAATATTATTCAAACTTCTATTGAAGGAAATGCACCTGGAAGTAATACTAATGGAACTGGTAATAATTTAGACATAAGTAATTTAAAAGGCGACATGAGTAATAGTATTAAGAATTCATATAGCATTAATATGGCTGATTATGGAGATCCAAACGGCCAAGGACTAACTCCAGCTAATTCAGGTAGAACAACAGATGTTCCTGGAAGTGTTGACCCAGGTGGACAATTTTCTCCTTTTAATACGTCAACTACTCCTAGAAGCTTTGAAGGAGATGCCTGTGTGGATAATAATGATGGGGAATTTTATACACAAGAATTTCCACCTCAACCAGTTATACCTTTTGTAGGCGCAATAGTATACACTGATGCGGCGGGAACTGGATACCCTGAACAAGGTTATTATTCTCAATTTATAGAAGAGTACAATATAAAAGTTTATTATTTAATAGGTGCTAACGGAGAGGTTACAGATTCCAATATGTGTATATAACATGTAATTAACAATTTTTTTAAAAAAAGTAAAATGACAACATATATAGTGATAGATATAGATACGCAGACTAAGTTAATTGATTTTAGTCAGATAAATACAACTAGCGCTCAAACTATGAGAAGAAATCTAGCAAACACAGAGGCTATGCTATCTTATCAAGTTACTCCTAGTTTTATTACAAACGGTACAGTTGTACCTATAGCTACTTTAAATCATGATGAAGCTATTGCTTTATTAAATACTGCAGCTTGGACTGATCCTAACGTAGGTCCTTAAATTAAAATACAATTAAATTAAATCAAATGAAAATTAAAAAAGAAGAATTAAAACTAATTCAAGAGCAACAAAAAAAGCTTAATGAACTAGTTCACAATATAGGTTTATTAGAAAGTCAGAAACATGGATTGCTTCATGAAATAGCTGGAGTTAATAAAGAAATAGAAGATTATAAAGAAGTATTAGAAGCTGAATATGGTGCTATTAATATTGACCTTGAAAATGGTGCTTATACTAAAATAGATACTGATGTCGAAAGTAATAAGAAAGATTAGTATAGGTTCTGACTACAAGAACGATGCAATGCATTATTCAACTGGTCAAGAAGTATACGGCGGACATACTATTAGTGATATTCTATTTGAGGATAAAGACCAATCATATAATATTTTTATAACTAAAAATAATGAAGTCTTGCCTTGGAAAAAGTTTAATGCTAATATGTCGATCTCTGTAGAGTATGATCTTAAATATTAGTGAAAAGCTTATATTACTTTATTGTTAAGCCTTTTGAAGATAGGTATGACAATATACGACAAGTTGATGGTAATGACCTTATTATCAATACTGGTATTGAAGATCATAGATTTATTAGTAAAAAAGCTGTAGTAGTTTCTACTCCTGCAGCTTATACTACTAAAATAAATATAGGAGATGAATTATATATTCACCATAATATATTTAGAAGATGGTATGATCAAAAAGGTAAAGAACGAAATAGCTCAACTCATTTTAAAGATGATTTATATTTTGTTTCACCTGAACAAATCTATATGTATAACTTAAAACCACATTTAGATTATTGCTTTATAAAACCAATTAAAAACCAAAGTATTCTAGAGAACAGAAAAGAACAACCTAATGTTGGCATAGTAAAATATTCTAACAAGTCCTTAGAAGCTCTAGGAATCACACCTGAAACACTTATTACGTTTACACCTAACTCAGAGTTTGAGTTTATTATAGAAGGTGAACGACTTTATTGTATGAAATCTAATGATATAGCTTTAACTCATGAATACCAAGGAAACGAAGAAGAAAATAATCCAAGCTGGGCAAAAAGCAGTTGAGGAACTTATTAAGGTGGCAAAAGAAAAGATTGTTGACTCAGACGATGATGTAAGCGCTGATAGATTAAAGAATGCTGCCGCAACAAAGAAACTAGCCATATTCGATGCTTTTGAAATACTTAATCGTATACAGATAGAAGAAGATATGCTAAATGAAAAACCTAAAGAAGTTAAAGTAGAAAAAACTTTTAAAGGTTTTGCAGAAGGGAGAAGTAAGTGAGCTACGAACAAACTCTTTGGAAAGAAATTAAGGACATTGTAAATCCTAAGATATTAGCTAAAAACAATAGATTTAAAAAATGGGATTATGGTTATAATTCTGATTATGATTTTATAGTAATAAGTAAAACTGGAAAAATTGGACAAATCATTGAAATACAAAATCTCAGGATTGCTTTACCAACAGCAGATGAACCGTTTAAACGAAGTAAAGAAAAAGCAAATCAACGTTGGGAAAAACAAGAGTATCCAAAAGAATTAAAAAGAATTAAAAGTAGATTTGACTGGGAAGAATATCCAGCTGAATTTAAAGAAAAGTGGTACGATTATATAGATGAAGAATTTAAAAGAAGAGAACAAGGTTACTGGTTCTATAATAACGGTATTCCTACTTATATTACTGGTACTCATTACATGTACTTACAATGGTCAAAGATTGACGTTGGAGCACCAGATTTTAGAGAAGCAAATAGATTATTCTTTATATTTTGGGAAGCATGTAAAGCAGATACTAGATGTTACGGGATGTGCTACCTTAAAAACAGACGATCTGGATTTTCATTTATGTCCTCGGCCGAACTTGTTAACCAAGCAACAATATCTAGTGATGCCAGATTTGGTATACTCTCTAAATCTGGAGCAGATGCTAAAAAAATGTTTACAGATAAAGTCGTACCAATATCCGTTAACTATCCGTTTTTCTTCAAACCGATCCAGGACGGTATGGATCGTCCTAAAACAGAACTTGCATACAGAGTTCCAGCTTCGAAGCTTACTAGAAGGAAGCTTGAAAGCAATGAGCAACTAAGAGAACTAGACGGACTTGACACAACTATTGACTGGAAAAATACTGGTGATAACTCTTATGATGGTGAAAAGCTAAAGCTATTAGCTCACGATGAAAGTGGTAAATGGGAGAGACCTGATAATATATTAAATAACTGGAGAGTTACAAAAACTACACTGCGTTTAGGTTCTAGAATCGTAGGTAAATGTATGATGGGCTCAACTTCAAATGCTTTAGATAAAGGTGGAGAAAACTTTAGAAAACTTTACTACGCTTCAGACGTTACAAAAAGAAATAGAAACGGACAAACATCTTCTGGGCTCTATAGCTTGTTCATTCCTATGGAATGGAACTACGAAGGATTCATCGATAATAATGGATTACCTGTGTTCGTTAGACCAGAAAGTACAATTAAAGGAGCAGATGGTTACGAAATTACAGGAGGAGTTATTGAACATTGGCAAAACGAAGTCGAAGGACTTAAGTCAGACAGTGACAGTTTAAACGAATACTACAGACAGTTTCCAAGAACAGAACAGCACGCTTTTAGAGATGAAACAAAAGATAGTTTATTTAATTTGACTAAAATCTACGAACAAATAGATTATAACGAAGAAATAAATAACATAAACAGCGTTACCAAAGGAAGTTTTCAATGGGCTGATGGCGTTAAAGACACTTCAGTAATTTTTGTACCAAACAACAATGGTAGATTTTTAATTTCTTGGGTACCACTTAAAAACTTACAAAACCGAGTGATACTAAAGAATGGAGTTAAACATCCTGGCAATGAACATATTGGAGCTTTTGGGCTTGATAGTTATGATATATCAGGAACTGTTGATGGTAAAGGTTCTAATGGCGCTTTACACGGGCTCACAAAGTTTTCAATGGAAGACGTGCCACCTAATCATTTCTTTTTAGAATATATATCAAGACCACAAACAGCTGAGATATTCTTTGAAGATGTTTTAATGGCTATGGTTTTTTATGGCATGCCTATATTAGCTGAAAACAACAAGCCTAGATTTTTATATTACTTAAAAAGAAGAGGTTATAGAGGTTTTTCTATGAATCGTCCTGATAAAATTTGGAATAAACTTTCTATAACAGAAAAAGAAATAGGTGGAATACCTAATTCAAGCGAAGATATTAAGCAAGCACATGCTGCTGCAATTGAATCCTACATAGAAACGTACGTGGGACTAAAAGAAAATGAATATGGAGATATGTATTTCCAAAAAACCCTAGAAGACTGGGCTAAGTTTAATATAAACAACAGGACAAAGCATGATGCTTCAATAAGTTCTGGTTTAGCTATAATGGCTTGTAATAAAAACTTATACAAACCAGTTGCAGATAGAAATATAAAAAATGTTAATCTAGGTATTAAAAGATATAATAACGAAGGAAGTTTTTCACAAATAATAAAATAAATGGTTGTAACTGATAGTAATAGTATTTTTCCAGATCAAGTTGTTCCTGATGAAGTAAAATCAAGTTATGATTATGGCATGCAAGTAGGCAAAGCCATAGAAGGCGAGTGGTTTAGTGGAACTAGAACTGGTTTAGGTAATAGATACTCTACTAATTTTAATAATTTTAGAAACTTAAGGCTTTATGCTAGAGGAGAACAAGCAGTTCAAAAGTACAAAGACGAATTAGCTATTAATGGAGATTTATCTTATTTAAACTTAGACTGGAAACCAGTTCCTGTAATACCTAAGTTTGTAGATATAGTTGTAAATGGAATGTCTGAAAAGCTTTATGAAATAAAAGCTTATGCTCAGGATCCTGAATCACTTAAATCTAGAACAGAATATGCTAATAGAATATTAAGAGACATAGAGACTAAAGAGTATTTAGACAACATACAACAAACACTAGGTCTAAACATGTATTCTTCAGAAAACCCTGAAGATCTTCCTCAGAACAAAGAAGAACTAGAACTTCATATGCAGCTAGATTATAAACAGTCTGTTGAAATAGCTGAAGAAGAATTAATAAACAATACATTAGATAGAAATAGATACGAGCTAACTAGAAGAAGAATAAACGAAGACTTGGTTATACTAGGAATAGGTTGTACTAAAACAAGTTTTAATAAAGCTGAGGGTATTACAGTTGATTACGTTGATCCAGCTAGATTAGTTTATTCATATACTGAAGATCCTAACTTTGAAGACATATGGTATGTAGGTGAAGTAAAAAGAATTAGCCTATCAGATCTCAAGCAAGAGTTTCCTAATTTAACTCCAGACGAGTTAGAAAAAATACAAAAATACCCAGGAAACAGCAACTATATGTTTGACTGGCAAGGTAGAGACGATAATAATAGTGTTTATGTTTTATATTTTGAATACAAAACTTATAGCGAACAAGTATTTAAAATAAAAGAAACTGCTACTGGTTTAGAAAAAGCTTTAGAAAAAACAGATGCTTTTAACCCACCAGCTAGTGACAAGTTTGATAGAGTATCTAGATCTATTGAAGTGTTATATTCTGGTGCTAAAATACTAGGTCATGAAAACTTATTACAATGGGAGCTCGCTAAGAACATGACTAGACCAGAATCTAATTTGGTTAAAGTTAATATGAACTACAACATATGCGCTCCTAGAATGTATAAAGGTAGAATTGAATCTTTAGTTAGTAGAATAACTGGTTTTGCTGATATGATTCAGCTAACACATTTAAAGCTACAGCAAGTAATGTCTAGAATAGTACCTGACGGTGTATATCTAGATGCAGATGGTTTAGCAGAAATAGATTTAGGTAGTGGAACTAGCTACAACCCACAAGAAGCATTAAATATGTACTTCCAAACTGGTAGTATTATTGGTAGGTCAATGACACAAGATGGTGGTCAAAACCCTGGTAAAGTACCTATACAAGAGTTGTCTACATCTAGTGGTATGAGTAAAATACAAGGACTTATACAAACTTATCAATATTATTTACAAATGATAAGAGATGTAACTGGACTCAACGAAGCTAGAGATGGAAGCACACCTGCTAGTGATTCTTTAGTTGGATTACAAAAATTAGCTATTGCTAATTCTAACACTGCAACTAGACATATAGTGCAAGCAAGTCTATATTTAACATTAAGAACATGTGAAAATATAGCTCTTAGAGTGGGAGATTGCTTAGAGTTTGATTTAACTAGAGACGCTTTAAAAGCTAGCATAAGTTCTTACAACGTAGGAACGCTTGAGGATATATATAACTTACATCTATATGACTTTGGTGTATTTTTAGACTTAGTACCTGACGAAGAAGAAAAAGCTCAATTAGAACAAAACATTCAAGTAGCTTTACAAGCTGGCCAAATATACTTAGAAGATGCGATTGATATTAGACAAGTTAATAATTTAAAACTTGCTAATCAATTACTAAAGCAGAGAAGAAAACAAAAGCAAGCTCAAGACCAACAAGCACAACAAGCTAATATAGCTGCTCAAGGTCAAGCTCAAGCAGAGACTGCAGAAAGAACAGCTATGGCAGAAGTTCAAAAGCAAGAGGCTTTAGCTCAAACTACTTTGTCAATTGAACAAGGTAAGTCTCAGTTTGAAATACAACGTATGGAAAGAGAAGCTGAAATTAAAAGACAATTAATGCAAATTGAATTTGATTTTAACATACAGCTAACTCAAGCTAAAGGTGAAGCTGAAAGAAATAAAGAGACTTTTATAGAAGATCGTAAAGACAAAAGAGCTAAACTTATAGGTACTCAACAGAGTCAAATGATAGATCAAAAGAAAAATGATCTATTACCAACAAACTTTGAATCCGCTGGAAACGATAATCTTGGTGGGTTTGGATTAGAGCAATTTGCTCCACAATAATTTTTTATTAACTATTATATTATATTATGTCAAAACAAGTAGAAAAGGGCCCTCCTACTGATGAAATCAAGGAAGGTTTAAAATTAAAGAAAAAAGTAGGTAGACCTAAGAAACTAAACAAAGCTACTGAAACAGTAAAATTAGATTTAAGTAAAAACAAAGAAGATGCCATTCAAGAGCCAGAAACAAAGAAAGTTGTGCTACAGTCTAATGAGACGAAAGAAGAACAAAAGCTGGGACTGCAAGAAGTGGGAGAAACACACGAAGAGCAAAAAGCTACCGAAGAAAGTGTAAGTCCAGTATCTGAAATAACTGAAGAAGAAGTTAAGCAAGAAACTAAAATTGTAGAACAAGAGTTTAAAGAAGCTATAAGAGATGAAAAAGTAACAGGGAAGCCTTTACCAGAAAACATCGAAAAATTAGTTTCATTTATGGAAGAAACAGGCGGTGACATTAATGATTATGTTAGATTAAACGCTGATTATACTAATATTAATGAAGATGTTTTACTTAGAGAATATTACAAACAGACTAAACCACATTTAGAAAGAGAAGAAGTTGACTTTATATTAGAAGACAATTATTCTTGGGACGAAGAAGTGGATGAAGAGCGAGATATAAAGAAAAAGAAACTCGCTTATAAAGAAGAAATTGCCAAAGCACGTAACTTTTTAGAGCAAACAAAGAGTAAATATTACGACGAGATCAAGTTGAGACCGGGCGTTACTCAAGAGCAACAGAAAGCAATGGACTTTTTCAATAGATATAACAAAGAGCAAGATATAGCAACCCAGCAGCATGCTGATTTTGAAAAACGAACTAATAAAATGTTCTCTGATGAATTCAAAGGTTTTGAATTTAATGTTGGAGAAAAAAGATTTAGATATGGAGTTTCAAACCCTCAGGAAGTTGCTAAGAGCCAATCAAACTTATCTCATTTTGTTAAGAAGTTCTTAAACGAAGATGGAAGTGTAAAGGATCATGTTGGTTATCATAAAGCTATTTATGCAGCAGAAAATGCAGATACTATAGCAAAACATTTTTATGAGCAAGGTAAAGCCGATGCTGTTAAAGATGTTGTTGCAAAATCTAAAAACATAAACTTAGAGTCTAGGACGCCAGCGTCTGAAAGCGATGTATATGTTGGTGGATTTAAGGTGAAAGCTATTTCTGGTGTTGATAGCTCTAAGTTAAAAATACAACGTAAAATAAAAAAATAAAAACTAAATTAAAATGGGTTTTAATACAAGCGGGAGTTTTCCTGCATCATTAGCTCCTGCACAGAAAAAATTAACTTTGCAGGACAATTATCTTAGTTTTAACGGGGACGCCGCAGGCGGAGATCCAGTTAATAACTTTGCACAACAATATCTACCTGAGCTTTATGAAGCGGAAGTAGAAAGATACGGAAACAGAACTTTATCTGGTTTCTTGAGAATGGTAGGCGCTGAAATGCCTATGACATCTGATCAAGTTATTTGGTCTGAACAAAATAGATTACACGTAGGTTATTCAAACGTTTCAGCTACTGTTGCTGGTAATTTTGATATTACAGTTGTTCTTGATTTAACCGCCGCTTATCCAGGTGCTGATTCAACTTCTGGTGCTGTTAGACAAGGGCAAACTATTCTACTTGCTGATAGAGCTACAGGTTTAGTTACTGCTAAAGCTTTAGTTCAAAAAGTTGGTGACTCTGGTGCTGCTGGTAAAACAAATGACAGTTTAGAATGTACTTTATATGAAACTAACGCTGCTGGTTTTCCCGCTGCTTTAACTGGAGCAAGCTTAGCTAATCTTTTTGTTTATGGTTCTGAATACGGAAAAGGTTCTGTAGGAATGGAAGGATCTATTCAGCCACAATTTACTCAGTTTTCTAATTCACCAATTATTCTTAAAGATAACTTTGAGATTAATGGATCTGATACTGCTCAAATTGGTTGGGTTGAAGTTGCTACTGAAGATGGGACATCTGGATACTTATGGTATTTAAAATCTGAATCTGAAACAAGATTAAGATTTGATGACTATCTTGAAATGGCAATGGTTGAAGGTGAAAAAATGGCGCAAGCTGGAATAGACTTCAATTACGGTCCTACAAGTGCTAATTCACAAGTTAAAGGTACAGAAGGTTTATTTGCCGCTATTGAAGATAGAGGTAATGTATACTCTGGTTTTGCTGGTGCTGCTGCTCCTGGAGCTGGTGCATTAGGAGATTTTGATGCTATCCTTAAGCAATTAGACAAGCAAGGTGCTATTGAAGAAAACATGCTTTTCTTATCTAGATCTACTGCTTTAGATTTTGATGATATGATCGGTGCTATGGCCGGTGGAGGTTATGCTTCTACTCAGTCTGCTTCTTATGGTCTTTTTGACAATGAGGAAGATATGGCATTAAACTTTGGATTTTCAGGATTTAGAAGAGGTTCTTATGACTTCTACAAAACTGACTGGAAATACTTAAACGATGCCTCTACTAGAGGATTATCAAATGCTATTGACGGTGTTATGATACCTGCTGGAACTACAACTGTGTATGACCAAATGATGGGTGTTAACATTAGACGTCCTTTCTTACATGTAAGATATAGAGCTTCTGAAACTGAAGATAGAAGATATAAAACATGGATCACTGGTTCTGTCGGTGGTGCTTATACTTCTGATCTTGATGCTATGAGAGTTAATTTCTTATCTGAAAGATGTTTAGTAACTCAAGCTGCTAATAACTTCGTGTTATTTAAAGGAGCTTAATTATTATATAAATGTGGAGAGTTAACGCTCTCCACTTTATTAACATTTAAAAAATAAGAAAAATGGGATATATAAAATTTTACGACGCCTCTGCAAGTTCAGACCAAGTAATTAATTTAGATAATTTAGCAATTGTTAATGCGGCTGCTAATCAATGCTTTGTTTCTTATCAGCTATTAGCTGGTGATGACTCTGTAATTTCTTTATTAATTACTTCTACTGGAAATGGACCTGCTATACGAGATAAAGTTATAGAAGCCATAGGTAGAGTAGATGGTGGAGGTATTACAACTATGGATATGAGTGATACTGCTACTACTTCACCAACTGTACTTGATGGTGTAGCTTAATAAAAACAAAACAAATAGAAGGTCCTACTTAGGTAGGATCTTTTAAAACAATAATAAAATGGAAAACTCAATTTTAAATATAGCATGGGAAGCTGGAGGAAGCATTCCAATTAACGCTAAAAACTCTTACAGGTGTGATCAAGGTAGTACCTCTAGTAAAATAGAAATTCTTTACGATGCTCTTGCTTCTAATGCAAATCCTTGGAGATTAGAACTTGATTTTGACAAAGACATAACTGAGAACGATAAATTAACTTTAGAAACAGCTTTAATAAACGCACAACAAGAACCTCGCTCTTTAATAGATTTTAAAATGCCTAGTGGAGCAGTTTTAAAGTCTAGTACTCCGATCACTAACATTCAAAATTAAAGATATGGGAAATATAATAAAAATACCAACAACAAATACAGGTTTGAATTTACAAAATGGAAGTCCTTTGCTAGATACAAACAACTGGGTTTTAACAGAGGGAGCTGTTGGTGGAAATAATTACACCAATCAACCAGTAACAACAACAACTGACGGAGACGGACAGGGGTTTGTTTTTGGGTTTTATTTCTATGAAAATGGAGAATGGGAGTTCTCAGTTAATTCTACTATTACTACAGTGAATTATAAAGTTGGAGATAAAATATTTTTTACAATTGAAGAAGGCTCACAGCCGCTCAATCCTGAAAATACTTTTTCGTTTGAAACTACAATAACAGCAAGTATGCTTTCTAACGAAGGTGATAAAATGCAGTATCTACCAGTTTTTAGTTCGTTAAATGGAATAGTACTAACTGTCATACCACCACCTACTGGTCTTAGTAATTACTGGCAAATCCCAAAACCATGGGGAGGTCATGAAAATTGTTGGAGAATAAATATTGATGGTGGAACTGATACCAATAGAGCAGTAATAACTAAGGCTATTAATGAAGTTTTTATAGAAGCTGCTCAAGCACCAAATTCACACCCTACTTTAAGGTTACCAAATGGAATAACTTGTAGTGGCGTTGATTATACGCAAATACAGATTCAACCAGAACCTGGACCAGGACCTGGACAAGCATAAGGTTAACAAGCTGGTTAACAAATAAAAAGTAAAAAAACAATAAGGTCCTACTTATGTAGGATCTTTTTTAATTATTATATTATATTATATTATGGAAACAAAAGAAAAGAAAACTACAGCTAAAGCTGTAAAAACTCCTGAAGTAAAAAAAGATACTTGGGAATATAAAGATAGAAATTATTATTTATTAGGAAATAAAAATCCTTTAACTTATACTATAATTAGTAGACATACTAGTAGGTACCCTTTAGTTTGGTTTGACCCAGAGAAAGGTTACGAAAGAGAAATGAGATATGCTACTAACCAAAAATCTGTATTTGTAGATGAGCAACAAGGAACTTCAACTCTTTCTCATATAGTTTTTTCTAATGGTCATTTATTTGTGCCTAAAGAAAAAAGAAGCTTACAAGAATTACTACTAAAGCACCCTCATAGAAATTTAATATTTGGAGAACATGATGCTATAATAGAAGCTGAAGATCAATATGATAGTCTAGAGTTAGAGATAGCTGCTATGAATATGGCATACGATATGGATATTGATAAAGCAGAAGCTATATTAAGAACTGAGATAGGATCTGAAGTGAATAAACTATCTTCTAAAGAGTTAAAAAGAGATTTATTACTTTTTGCTAAGAGAAATCCTAAGTTGCTTTTAGATCTAGCAGAAGATGAAAATGTTGAACTTAGAAATGTTGCTATTATAGCAGTAGAATCAAATATAGTTTCACTTTCTCAAGATCAAAGAACTTTTTCATGGGCTAGTAATAGTAAGAAATTATTGAATGTTCCTTTTGAAGAAAACCCATATTCAGCTATGGCTGCTTGGTTTAAAACAGATGAAGGTGTTGAAGTTTACAACTCAATAATGAAAAAACTAAAATAAACAAGTGATTATAATTTAGGGTGGTTAACGCCACCCTTTTTTTTAAAAATATTAAAATGGCAATAAGTGTAAATAAAGTATATAAAACTGTATTACTTATACTAAACAAAGAACAAAGAGGTTATATGACACCTGAAGAGTTCAATAGAATAGGTACACAAGTCCAAAGAGAAATCTTTGAAAAGTATTTTGAGGATTTGAATCAATATACTAGAATGCCACAAACTGATGTGGATTACGCTAATAGGTTAATGAACCTAAATGAAAAGATGAACATATTTAAAAGAGATGGTAATGCTACTTATGTTCTTGCCGACAACAACTTTACTTTACCAACTGGTACTCATATAGTAGGATCTGTTACATATGAAGATAAAAATAGGATGCCTGTTGAAATGCAAAGAGTAGATAGAGGAGAGTTTTACAATCTAAGATTATCTCCGCTAGTTACACCAAGCGAACAGTTTCCTATATATTTATTTGAAAACAATAAGCTTCAAGCATATCCAAATATTATAAACACCAAAGCAAATGCTGGCACAGCTAGCGTAGCTGTTCAGTATATAAAAGTTCCAGAAGACATAAACTGGGCTTATACAGTAGGTAATCTTGGCCAGTTTATATTTAACGCCAATACGCCTCCTACTGTAGATTTTGAACTACACAACTCTGAATTTACAGAAGTAGTTTTAGCTATACTAATGTATGCTGGTATAGTAATAAGAGATCCTCAAATAGTTCAAGCTGCATCAGGTCAATTACAAGCAGACAGAGCAAATCAAAAACAATAATAAATGAGCTTAATTAATCAGACTAACGAAGAATATTATGCAGGAGAAAAAATGTTTGCAGTTACAGCAGCTCCTCAAACTGTTTTTACTTGCACATTTGAACCTAAATTAACTTTAGCTACGTCAACAGAGCCTGCTAACTTCGGTGTACAAGTAAGTACAGATAATGGTGTTACTTTTAATGACTATGCTTTTAATATTTCAGTAGTTAATGACAACACTGTAAATCCTCCATATAATCAACAAACAATAACGCTTAGTGTAGCTGTTGCTAACTCGCCAACAACATTAGTAAGAGTAGTATTAAAAGCCGGGGCGCTATGGAATAACTATGGAAGTTATGAATATGTTAAATTAAATGACATAGTAAATAATTTTTTAGTAGCTTACACTGGTATTGGAAAACTAATACCACTGGTTAAAAGAACTGACGTTATATTTCATGCTAAAAGAGGATTACAAGAATTTAGCTATGATACTTTAAACAGTATAAAAACTTTAGAATTAAATCTACCTCCAAGCAATTCTGTTATTATACCTCAAGATTATGTTAATTATGTTAGAATGTCTTTTGTTGATAACATGGGAGTATTACATCCAATATACCCAGCAAACAATTTAACAACTGACCCTACTTCTGTTCCACTACAAGCTAAAAACGGTGATTTTCTACAAGACATATATGGAGCTAACACAGAGGCTGATCAATCAATTACTAGAACAAGGTGGGAAAACTCTAATGATAACCTTATAAATGGAGCTTATGATGAGTATTTCTACAATGCTAATGTTTATGACTGGAGTTGGAGAAAAGAAACTTATGGAAGAAGATATGGTTTAGATCCTGTTGTATCTCAAAGCAACGGATGGTTTAACATAGACAAAAGAAAAAATGTAATATCTTTTTCTAGTGATTTAAAAGGTAGAATTATAATACTAGAATACATATCTGATGGTTTAGCTTCTGACTTAGATACTAAAGTGCCAAAAATGGCAGAAGAAGCAATGTACATGCATATAGCTTATTCTATATTAGCAGGTAGATCAGGTGTTCAAGAATATATAGTTCAAAGATTTAAAAGAGATAGATCAGCTCAACTTAGAAATGCTAAAATACGTTTAAGCAATATAAAGCCAAGTGAGATGATACAAACTATGAGAGGTAAATCTAAATGGATAAAGCATTAATATGGCAGAAGTAAGAAATGTATTTGTCAAGTCTAAAATGAATAAAGACTTAGATGAAAGACTTTTACCCAACGGCGAATATAGAGATGGTAGAAATATATCTGTAAATAAAAGCGAAGGACCAGATGAAGGAGTTGTTGAGAATATAATAGGAAATAATATATATTCTAATTTTGATTTTGGAGTAGGTGTAGAAATTATTGGTACTTATGTTGATACTGATAAAGATAGAATATTTATATTTGCTACTAACCACTCAGATGGATCACCCACTCAACTAGATGCTAGAGCTGTAAGTAACGTAGCAACAGTGTCAGGTAAACCGGGTAGTTCTATTTGTGTTATAGCATACATAGAAGGACCTACTGCTTCAAACAACAATACTCCAAATTTTGATAAACTTGTTGAAGGGGCTTTTTTAAATTTTTCAAAAACACATCCTATAACTGGTATAGATATGATAGAAGATCTATTGTTTTTTACAGACGATAGAAATCAACCTAGAAAAATAAATGTAGAAACAGCTATTGGATCTTCTGCAACTAGCCCAGACCCTTATTACACAACAGAAGATCATATATCAGTAGCCAAGCTATCTCCTGTGTTTCCTATATCTTTTATACAAGGATCTGGATTAAATTCTACACCTGGTTTAATGGATGAAACTAGTGAATATTTACCAGCTAATAGTATTAGTATTTTCAGCACCATCACAACACTAGGAGAACTTAATTTAGAAGAGCAAAATCCCCAATTAGATATTCCATCTAGATTTAAGAACATAAACTTTCCAGAACTAGGATACTTTAAAGTTGTTAGTTTTGACAATTCTTTTCCTCCAAAAGTAGCTTTTCAATATCCTATAGGTTCAGATAATGATGGTCCTGAGTCAATGTCTGCAGCTAATAAAGCAGCTGCAACTTTTAAAGGTGGAACAAACGTCGCGCCTACTAGACCTCCATTTGAAACTAATGATGTACTTCAATTTGAAAGAGAAAATCCTATTTACAATCAATCTTACTCAGGTGATAAAGATTATTTAAGAAATAAGTTTATTAGATTTAGTTATAGGTTTAAATTTGATGATGGTGAGTTCTCTTTAATGGCACCTTTTACACAACATGCTTTTGTACCTAAGCAATATGGTTACTTCTTAGACAGTGCCTATGGAGATGATAAGTTAAAAAGAGATGAAAAAGATACTGCAGAAAGTGGTATAAATAAGTTAATGGAAAACCAGGTAACTTCAGCTGTTTTTAAGCTTGAATTACCGCATTTATGTAGTGCTGCAAATATTCAGTCTAGACTTGATACATTTAAAAAACAATTTAAAATAGAATCTATACAAATACTGTTAAAAGAGTCAGATGGCTTAGCTATAAAAGTTGTAGATGAAATTGAAATAGACCAAGCTGGTAGTTGGTACAAAAACCAAGGTCAGAGTGATAATGAAAAATTTTATGAGTACAATTATAAATCTGAAAAACCTTTTAAAGTATTACCAGATGCAGACGCTACAAGAGTTCATGATAAAGTACCTATAAGAGCTCTAGCTCAAGCGGTTACTTCTAATAGAGTAGTTTATGGTAATTTTATAGAAAAACATGAGTCACCAAGCTTTATAGATTACGACATAAGTATAACTGATAAACCAGATAGTAGCTCTAGTTCTTTTGACCAAAAAGAATATCCTAATCACACATTAAAACAAAATAGATCTTATAAAGTAGGAGTTGTTTTAGTTGATAGATATGGTAGATCATCAAACGTAATTTTAAGAAATCCAACTAGATCTACATCGGCA